TAGTTGCCGTGGGTGTCCAACCAAACGCATCCTCTTGATCGGACCATCTAACCAATAACAAATCTTGAGCGGTTTCATTTATGGGATTGCAGCCAAAACAAATGACATGCCGGTCAGCACCGGAAACCATCATGCGCCTAGTAATTGTGGGTACATCTGAAGCGCCGCTCTGAGAAGCAAGCGTAGTCGCTCTAGCTCCAACCCCTAGTGTCTTATCCCAGTAGTACGGCGTTCCATCAAAAACATTAAAGAGAAGGTCTTCCCCCCAATTATCCTGAGCCCATAAGCGTAGATTAGTCCCCGGTTCTGCTGCCGTATCTGAAATACCGCCAAAACCCACAAAGTCATTAGCTTCTTTGACATCTGATCCATCGTCATGCGCGGCGGCGGTAGTTCCTCTAGCTCCCCTAGCCACCCCCGCATCTATGGTATTGGAAGATTTCCCTGTGTATTGAATAAGTTCGTCATCTATTAAGACAAGACCAACAAAAGTGACTGTTGCACCACTTGAGGAGGCGGCTGCCGTAGTCCCATCATCCCCACGGGTAAGGTCTCCAAGCACATTGTCTGCATTTGTTCCGTAGCGGATATTTTCGCTGCCTATCTTGATCGTCCCCATGCTTGGAAAGCCGCTCGAACTTGCAACGGCAATGGAAGAACTTGTGGCGGTTAAATCCGCACCTGTTGTTGTCGAAGCTGTCTCAAAGTTAGACGCGCTTGTGAGTACAAAGGAAGTGTCAGAATCACTTATGCCACCGCTATCATTTAAAGTTGTCTGGGAATAGCCTACGGAAAGACCCCCCCAAAGACCCGCGCCGAATCCCACTCCAGGCATAGAAAGACTAATGCCGGAATTAATTTGATACACCGCTACAACAGAGGATCCCCCTCCCGCCGTAGAACCAGAGGACGCGGACCCTCCCGTGGGTATGGTGTAGGTGTTGGAATCAATAAGAGTAATTTCATGCTCAGTGTTTAACTGAGCCGCTGTGATGCCGTCCGTTGCGGTTGCGCCACTTAATGTAACAAAATCACCATTAACCGCACCGTGGGCGGCGGCAGTAACCGTTACAACACCACTTCCCGCCGACCCTGTTTTAAGAGGATTTGTACCAAGAGTCGCCGTAGACCTTATTGGGGTTATGTCGTTATAGAGACCACCTTCTTCTATATAGAACTTGGATTCTGTCCCAAGTCCCATGTATTTATCACCTTCTAAAGAAGACCACACATGAAGGGATCTTCCAGTACCTTGGATTGTGTTGCTGCTAAGACGAACCCACCCACCCATTTTCTCAGGGCGACCCTTACGAAAACGTATTAGGTCTGAGTTAAACCAACCGTTCTCGTCTCCGTATGAAGTGGTCTCTCTGTTAACCCCAGGACGGAAGGATATCTTGGCTAAGGGCATTCATCCCACTCACAAATTATCGTCTACGTTTCCAGACGGCGTTTCTTCTGGAGCAGAATCAGTCCCATGTATAATCTTTAGCAAAGCCCGTTGAACAACTACAAATGTTTCAACTTCTTGACCACTCAACTGTACACGCTGCAAAAAGGCCGCGCACGCTTTAGCTTGCTCTCGGGTCATGGGATAATTACCCCTCCAGGGCGTCGATACGATCAGACAATTCTTGTATCGCTTTAATAATAGGAGAAATGAACTCAGAATATCTAAGACCGGTTGGGCCGTCGTCTCCCGTGACGCTGGGGTCAATATATCCTGCGAAATCGATGCTCAGGTCTGTCAAAACGGCTTTGATTTCTTGCGCTATCATGCCGTGATGAGGCCGCACATTTTTTTTGGCAGGTGCTGCGACATACTTTTTCTCTATCGTGTTTCCGGTGACTTCACCGTCTTCATCATATTCCTCAATCTCGCGAACTTCTGAGATCTCAGGCCGATCCTTCCATTTAAATTGCACGGGCCGGATCGCATTGATGAAAGCCAACCCAAGGGGCTCATCGATGATGTCCTCCTTCTCGTTTTCGTCGGACGTGTTGATAGTTCCGTCAGCAGCATAAACAACATCCCATCGGGATCCGCTCAAGCCGCACGAATAAGCGTTGTCACTGCCTGGTCTAAAATCCCCATTAGAATCGACTCCGACGCGCTCACTGCCGCCTGTGGAAATGTTGACTTGTCCTGCGCCGCCGCTGAAAATTCCCGAATCCGTGTCTGAGAGAAGCCCCAGGGAGGGGGTGCCAGCAGAACCGTTTTTGATGCGAAGGCCATAGCTTCCCCAACTAGCCAAACCATTAGACCCCGCCGCAACAAACGTTGCCTCATTCCCGCCAATACGCATGATTCCAGTATCTGGGTCATTCCAGAAGCTTATGGATGGAGCACTGTTTGAGCCGTCAGCAATGGACAAAACGCCCTCTGTTCTAAAAGTTGTAGTGCCTGTTTTGATAGTACAAACTTCCGCGTCTGCATCGTTTTTAATGGTAATGTCGTTCGTGGAACCCTGGCCTGTAAGGATAAGTCCTTCGGAGTCCGTGTAACCAATTGCGGCGTTGTCTCCTGCTGCTGTATCACCGTCCGCGTTCAACGTTGCTGCTGTCAGATCTCCAACAACGTCAACATTAGTTGTACCAGTAGCAACAGTTAGTACAGCCGCGTCAGCATCATTCTTGATCGTTATGTCTGACGTGCTTCCTTGCCCCGTCAGGATAAGCCCCTCGGCAGAGGTGTATCCCATTGCCGCGTCATCACCAGCAGCAGTATCGCCGTCAGCATTAACGGTTGAAGCGGTAACATCGCCGACGATATCAACATTAGTTGTGCCAGTAGCTATCGTTAAAACTGCTGTATCGGCGTCATTCTTAATCGTTATATCGGAAGTACTTCCCTGCCCCGTAAGGATAAGTCCTTCGGCAGAGGTCCATCCCATTGCCGCGTCATCACCAGCAGCAGTGTCGCCGTCTGCATTAACGGTGGAGGCTGTAACATCTCCTACGATATCGACAGCCGTTGAGCCAGTAGATATCGTTAAAACTGCTGTGTCGGCGTCATTCTTAATAGTCACGTCATTGGTTGAGCCTTGCCCCGTCAGGATAAGCCCCTCGGCAGAGGTGTATCCCATTGCAGCGTTGTCACTAGCAGCCGTGTCTCCATCCGCATTAACGGTGGAAGCGGTAACATCGCCAACGATGTCAACATTAGTCCCCCCAGTTGCTATCGTTATTACGTCAGCATCGGCGTCATTCTTAATAGTCACGTCATTGGTTGAGCCTTGCCCCGTCAGGATTAATCCTTCAGCGGAAGTATAACCAACTGCTGCTTTATCTGAAGCAGCAGTATCTCCTAATGCGTTAAACGTACCACTGGTAGTAACATCTCCCGTGGCCGTGATTGCACCTGAAGTTGTTAAAGTTGCTAAAGCAAGATTAGAAAGTGCGTCTGCTACAGCCGCGCCAGACCCCGCACCATCGCAATACACTATTGCGGACTTTCCGTTCTCCACAGTTATATTAGCACCGCTGCCTTGAGATAGAATAACGGAATAGGGTCCACTTGATCCTGAATCAGTTGTAGCATTGATGATAATAAAATAAGCCGTGGTGGTATTAGGGGCTATCGTAACGGTATTGTTTGCGCCTAACGCTCCCGTAAATTTAACGACTCTAAACATTCCATCTTGAAGATTCTCGGTTCCTGAACCAGGAGAAGCTTCACGAACTGTCAGGGTGTGGGTTGTTCCAGATAGAGCAACCGCTTTGTAAGAAGCAATTCGATCTAGCAAATCTAGATTATGGTTTGTGGTGGTTCCCCATGCCCCAGATTGTTCCCCAGAGCCAATCTTTTCGATGCCATAGTTTGTTGTATATGAAGATGCCATGACCTTGTTCCTATGCGGCTATTTCAGACCAGTCTGGGGTTTGTGTTGTACTAACCTCAGACCAACTTGGGGTTTGTGTTGTACTTATTTCGGACCAATCCGGTGTTTGCGAGGTATCTATGACGCTCCAGACAGTTGCACTGTTCACCAAACCTTCAGCAGATACTCCCTCAACTGAGATTGTATGGTTGATTTGAACTGAACCTATGCCACTCGCGGCGGACACCCCCGTGGGCGAGAGAATAACATTAGTCAGAACTGTGGTTGAACCAACACCACTCGCAGCAGAAACACCTGTTACGGTAACTATAGCCTCTCCGGATACAGAGGGGGAACCAATACCACTCGCAGCAGAAACACCTGTTACGGTAACTACTTTAGGCAGACTAACGGTAACCGAACCTACGGCGCTGGCGGCAGAAACACCTGTAACTTCAACCGGAATCGGGCCATTCCAAGGCCCTGAGTTCCAGGTGCTTCTATCCCAACCAGTAATTAGGGCCATTAGGCAATCCTAATAATCGCGTTATTGGCATCGTTCGCTGGAAACTGAATAGTGAAGTCTCCAGCACTGGAAGATTTATCCCCACCAAAATTAATAACTGCCACAGCAGGATCAGCAGCATGATTTGTGGTCGAACCCGTACCAGCGGAACTTAAAGTGCTGTTATAAATCAGCGCCCCACGAGCATCAGTTATAGTGGAAGTAGACCAAGTACTGTCAGCAAAATCCAAAAAAGACGTGGGTACAGAGCTACTATTGTCTGCTAGACCAATAGTGACACTGGCCAATGAGTTTCCACCAGCAGTGTAATTTGTGCCGCTAACCTCATTGCTGGTTGTGTATCCTGTAGTATCAGCATCAATAGAGGCGCTATTCGTAAACATAGCTATTTTGAAGGTGTCCGCTGAAATTGCACTGGAGCCCGTTCGCGTATGAGGGGTCCAAAAATGGATGCCAGCTAGTATTTCTCTCTTAAATGTCCCGCACATCGCGGAAGATCCAACTGCCATTACAGCCTCCTTATAATCTCGGCCAAATCATCGTGGCCCTGCTTCTTCATAAGAGCCCAAATGGTGGTACGTTCACTTTGGGCCATCCTTTTCATATAAAAGATCAATATTTCCTTCAATCTTTCTCTATGCGCTACCGCTTGATCTCGTATAACGGGAAGCGCGTCCTCGGAAACAAGCATTATTTTATTTAGAGCCATTTCCGCCATTTCTTCGGCAGAATGTCCACGGTTCTCACTCGTAAAGACCAGAACGTCGTTCAACTGGGAGGACCCTACAGAATCAAGCATTACCGAACTTCCCTGCGAACCCTGTCGTACCTATATTGATCCCGAGTCTGCTTCCCTTCCCCTAAGTTTTTTAGCCATTGTATAGATTCAATGAACCTATCCGTATACTCTTTCAACAGGTCCGGTTCACCTTTCATAAATACATAAGCTTCGCATAAGCTCCCATATAGAAGGCACAACTCAGCGTTAGTCCCAAGCCAACTAGTCCCGTCCCCACTCGTAGTAATAGAAGTGGGGCGGTAAAAATAATGTAGCTCCATTGTATAATTAGCGTCCGGAGTGGGGGCCAGCAAGAAGGTCTCGTCGTCCCAATCTGCATAATACTTCGGCGTACCCGTAGTCGCAGGATTCGGTGTGTAGTCCTGCAACATTGTGGCCTGCTTGTACAAAAGAAACTCTTTGCTAGAGGAGTTTATAACACTAAGAGAATTTTGGGCTAGAAAATCAGTGGGCTTAGAAAGGTACTGACTTCCAGAAGTCACGGAACCTTGGGAAGATCTCCTAAAAACATCCAACTGGCATTCTTTAAAGATACGCTCTTCTGCATTAAGTATGAACCGGGATAATTGACTTACGAAGGTGGATTCAGTGTTTTGCGTATAATCCTGTATGGCTGTCTTTAATGTAGTAAAGGTAAAGGCCATATCATGCACTCACAGTTACAGGACCAGCGGATACGTTATCTCCGCCTCCTTCTATGCTTCCAGTTGTTGCTGTTCCACTGCTGGCGCTAAATGTGTAATTATCAGCATCAACCTTAGTTATGGAATAACCGTCTGCGCTTTCTATCACAGAAGATGTGAACCCGTCGAATGGTTCCACAGAGCGAAACCTAACCGTATCTCCCGTACTTCTCCCATGACCCGGTTCCAATACGTTTATAGTAGCCGAACCGCTGGAGCCTGAACGCATGGGGTTGTAGGAAAGTAAAACAGTTACCGCCGGTTCTGTCCTATCGGGGCGAGGATCCCGAAGAGCCTGCGGATCCGCAGGTGTCTTTATGGGGTTTAATTGAGGTTGCTTAGATTCCCACTCGTCTTTGCCAACAAGAAGACCGGTCCACTCTTTTCGCATATTCCTAAGTCTATACGCGGCTCCAGAGCGATCCGAGATTCCCATGGCGTATTTATTTGAAGCGTAACGAGCCATTAGGAGGTCGCGCTCACAAAGGTATAGGAAGGAACCAGGTTAAGACTGGCTTTATCCCTATCTTCTTCTGCTGCCCGAATGAACTCTTCTTCGTAAAGACCCTTTAAAATTTGTACCCTTTCCGGGGCCTTTTTTAAGGCGATATAATAAGAAAGACCCGCCGCCAAGCAGGGGTAAAACCGGAAGGGAACCTCAACCGTGTTAACAGCGGTATCCGCATCGTCTATGCGAACCATTCGATCATAAATAAAAATATCCGTATTATTTTCAGGCTCGGGCCATAATTTAACTGTAGGAATTATCTGACGATCAACGTAAAACTGAGTTGGCCGTCCTGATGTAGTCTTTGTAGCAATATTTAAGTAATCATCTCGGCTTATCCGCGTCACAGACAAATCGGAACCACTTCGACGCACTACAGCGGAAAGTATATCTACGGTGGCTCGCGGGTCTTCTAGGCTCGGACTAGACGATATGGTAGTGGTAGCGCCGCTTGTTCCACCCGTTATGGTTTCACCAGAGGTGAACGTTCCAGAAGGAACAGTCAGCGTCACCGTGGTTGAGGTAGGTTTTGTAATTATAGAAGCGGTTACAGAACTTGTTGCTCCGGTTATGGTTTCCCCAACGCTCAAACTCGTTGAAGCACCAACTGTAGCCGTGATCGTTCCTACGGGATACTCGGAGATTCCAGACGCCAAGGTTTGGCTGATCTGTTCCATAGTCCAACGATTTAAGCCCCGGTTTGACCAGTCCGCGAACAAAAAGTTTAAAGATCTCCGGGCCGTCTCAGAATCATAACCCGTCCTAAACTCTAGGCCACAACGCTCAAAAGCTTCCTCGACATACTCAGCTACATTGGGTTCAAAATCTTTTGATCCGGAAACAGCCATAATTTTAAAACCTTTCCTTTATCCCCAAAGAGCAGTTTTTACAGCAACTCCTACATGGCCTAGAACAAGTAAACCAACCGCCCACAAAACCTTCTGGACCCCATCAACTGCTTTCTGAATATGATAAAGATCGTTAGACTTTATCGTATCAATTTTCTGGGACAAAAGCTTTAATTCACCTCTAAGCTCCAGAATATCAAGCTCGTTTTTACGGTGCAGATCCTCTGGCATACCCTAAGTCCCATTAGTACTCTTTCAAGCAGTATAGTACTACGGAATAGGTGTCCCCGCTGGTGTGACCAACCGTAGTAAACTGTATGTCTCCGGTTTTTCCGCCGGAGGCCGCGACATTTGGAAGACCACTTATGTCTGAATAGTCTAACGTGTCGGAATAATCCGCCGGAAGTTGTGCTGCAATAACGTCAGTCGAAGCGTCCCAAAGAACCTTGACACCCATTCCAACGTTAGAGAAGGATATCTTCTTTAACCTCACGCCTGTGCAAGCAGTTCCATCCTGAAGCGAAGATAAAGCGGATACATCTACCTTAGTAACAGCAGCCTCTCCAGTCCCGTCGCTTGTATTAGTACAATAAATAACGGCTTCCTTCGGCCCATCTATTACAGTGGTAGCAGTTACGGCGTCCGCCATAAGACTCTCCTATCAGAACGGGGGCAACGCCCCCGTTCCATTACTCAGGTTTAGCTATCCGCGAAAGGAGTTGCAATTGTTCCAGAGCCAATAAGAACACCCTGAACAAGATATTCATTGTCAGCAATGGCAGTAATCTCAAGGTAAGAGAATTTATCTCCGCCCTGCGTTCCGCCATTCATAGAAATCACATCGTTTGATGAACCGGGTATAAAAACTTTATAACTGCCATCAGTGACGCCAACAGCTAAAGAGCCAAGAAATTTGTCAGTGCCGTCTGTTTTGATGTCAAGATCCGTAGCGTCGGTTCCAATGTAAAACCTGTAAACAGCACCAAGCTGGTTGTTTACATTTGGATCATCTTGACCGGCAGACGCCCCTGCGGAATCAGCCTTAATAGTCGGCAGAGTTACCGCACCATCCGCATCATTTATCTCTATGACGCGACCTGCATGATCGGCAAACGTAAGGGTTGTCTCGGCAGTTATATTCACAACTGCATCGGGTCCGGCGGTTATAAACCCGCGCAACGAACGGACTGGACCGGAAAAAGTCGTTCTAGCCATAACATAGTGTCCTTCTCACAAAGGTTTCGCCCTAGAGTCTTGTAAGCGTCTGCTGGGCCAGTCGCTAGGGCTAAGTGGTCCCAGGTAAAAAAGTGGGAGGAGGTTTCCCTCCTCCCGGTTTGTTCGTCTACTAGGCTCCGGGTGACCCGAATACACCGCGAGGATCCGACCAACCAAACGCATAGCGTTCCCTGGCCTTATACCGCACGTTGCCGGTATCAAAGTCACCTTCCATCGAAGTACGAACCGCCGTCCGGTTGAAACCTTTCAAGCCGTTTGGCGCGTCCGTCTTAATGAACCAAGCATCGGTATCCGTCAGGAAGTGATTAACGGCATAACCTTCAGGAAGCATTCCCATGTTCCTGACTGCGTTAATGTCGTTATCCGCAGTACCGGTACGCAGGGTAGATTCTAGAAGACGATCTGAGGTGAACTGAAGTTCTTTTGGAACAATCATTTTTGTTCCACGAACTGCGACCTTTAGACCACGCTCATCCACAAAACCAGCGATATCAATGAGAGCCTGCTCAAGGCTGGTCTCATTAAGATCGGCTGCCGTGGAAAGCTCGTTCCGGAAGGTGCTCCCGTTAGCGAGGGTATGAGCCGTGGAACAAAGTTCCAGACCGTCACCACCCGTGAAGCTGCTGTCAAAAGCGTTGTTAAGTACTGAGGCAGCCTTAACTTGCTTCGTCTGGCTCATGCTACGGGCGAGGGCCTTCGTATACCGGCTAGCTAGCCGGTCATAAAGGTTGTCCTCAACAGCCTCTTCCGTGATGGAAAATGCCAAGGCAATTGTCTCCATCGTGTAACGAGCCGTGTACACTTCTTGAGCATCATCGAAAGATACTGCCGAACCTTCAGATTTAGTGGGAGCCGTACCGAAACCGGACAACATCACCTCTTCTTCAAAGGCACGGTCAGAACTTTCCATCGAAAAGATCTCTTCGTGCTCACGGTCATACTGGTCATACTCCAGTCCAAACAAGGCGTTCAGGCCGGGTTCCAACTCTTTTACGAGTTGTGCTCTGCTAATAGCCATGTTCCAGCCCTCCTATACGCCGGTGGTCGAAACAGTGCCACCAGCAATAGCACCATTGGCGCTATTGAAGTGGTTGTTCAACCTTACAAGGGCCGCGATACCGGCAGCCGAGAAGTCCTCGTTAGCCGGATCTTCTTCCCAACCAAGAATACGAAGATTCAAAGTATTCGTGGTTGCTATTGTGCTAATAGCGAGAGCCGCTGACGAGTTGCCTGTAGTCGTGCTTCCGCTAGTTCCACTAGAGAAGTTTGCGTTCGCAAAAACAGCCGCTCGTGCGGTGGCCTTGCTTGTCCAAGAAGCGTCTGTCGCAATGCTAAAAATCTGCATTGGATCATCCGCGACAAAAGCCCGGACAGGGTGGTTACTATCCGCCCCGGATCCCGGCCAGTAGTTGCTCCACGTGGGTTTCCCCGTGGTGCTCGCGACATAACGACAGCCCATGAAAGCACCAAGCAGTCCAACTGTACCACCTGCCGCCGCACCCACTATGTCAATGTACCCCGTGGAAAGGGGAATGACGGGAGTGCCTTGGTAGATAGCACTGCTGTTACCGTTGGCTATTTCATACTGTGTATACCCCGAAACACCCGTGGAGTTGGAGTTTTGACCCATCTTCCCGACAGGTTTAAGACCCCATGCTCCATTCGTATTTGCCATGCTGTTCTCCTATAGGCAAAAGGTTATAACAGTAAGTCCTACTTATCCTTAGATTTAGGACCTCCAAACGTAACGCGCGATTGACGCTCAGGTTTCTGAATCGCCATCGAATGGTGCTGGTTTTCCTTAAAGAGGTCGTTATCAACCGCCCGCATAGCATCAGAGTTCTGCTGCTGGAAGTACTGCTTGCGTTCGCCAACAATCTCTTCTGGAATCCGTGCCAGCAATAACCCTCCTACACCGAAAACACCTTCGTACTTACCTGCATCAATAGTGGGTGCTTCAAAGTCCGGGTATTCCTCTTTCCGGACTAGTTCCCACCCCTCTCTAATACGAGCAGAGATGTTCTTCCGGTCATCGAAACCCCTTACTTCGGAGCGGATCCACCTGTGTACGAATCCTTCCGGTGGAGGTGGTGCATCCAATAAGGATGGAGGGGCCCAAGGTTTCCTTCGCGGGTCAACCGCTCTGGTTTGGGCTGCGCGAGGAGTCTTGTCTATCGCTTCTGTCTGTTCAACCATAGTATGTAGCTCTCCTAGCGTTTATATTTCGCGTACTCGTCAAGAGGAACCCCTAGCTTGCCTGCTATAGCAACTTCGCTTGGGGATAATCTTACTGTTTTGCGCCCAGAGGAACTGGAACGTGTGGCAGATGCTACGGCCTGCTGTGGCCGTCGGCTGTCTGAAGATGCGGAAGCTCCATTAAACTTATGTGGAAAAGCTTCCCGTAATCTTTTGTCAAGCTCATCGTAATACTCAGAAGAACTCGTGTCAAAGGCTTCGTTTTCAACCAAATTCTTGTGTATTCCAAAAGCTGCGAAGGTCATGGCTTCGTCTTCACCAAACCACGTGTTCTTACCTGCCCATTCTTCAGCTTTAGGGTCAGGCCGGGTGGGAACTGGCCCGGTAGTTGGGGAAAGATTTCCGCCGTATTTCATCTGCTCTTCGTGAGCGGCGGTAAGCGCAGCTTGTTGTGCCTGAGCCGCGCGGACCCTCTCCTCTTCTATCGCTAACTGCGCCATCTTCTTATTTATCTCCACTTGAGATGAAGTGTCGCTTGTAGCGATAGCGGTTTCTAGCTCCTTTGTTAAAGCCTCGGATTGAGTCGCTATGCGATCTCCGTATTCTGCAACATAGCCCTTGTCCAAATCTTGGACCTGACCCTTCAAGGCTTCGTTCTCCTGTCTCACGCTCTGTGCGTATGTGAGGGCCGCTTCCTGCTGACGCTCCGCTTCCCTAGCCTTCTTGGTCAACTTATCTATCCGTCGTTTGACCTTCTTGCTGTACTCAAGATGCTCTTGGTCATCCTCAGATTCTAGCACCTCAATTGCCTGAGAAGTATTCGGCGTATTTTCTACGTCCACATCTACTTCTACTGCCTGACCTGTATGAGGTAGATCGATCATGGTTTCGTCTTGTTCTGGCATGGCTCACTCCATGTTAAAAATGCAGGATGTCTTCCGGGTCCTGTATGACGGCGATCACTTCGTCATCGTTTAAAATACGCACCTCGCCGCCGTCAATTTTAAAGCGAGCACCTGCGTATCTGCCAAAAATAACCCAATCTTTCTCCGCGCACCATGGTTGACCGGGAAACTTTTCCTTATCCTTATAAGCCAGTGGACCCAACTTGAGTACGTAGCCACAAACAGTAGCCACACTTTCTCTGTCCACAACGGCATCCGGAAGTAGAACACCCCCCTCGGTTTTTCCTCGACCACGGTAAGGTAAAATCAACAACCGCCAACCCGTGGGATTAGGCAACCTGCTAAAAGTATCGGGATCAATTTTATCAGGGTCCAGAACCCTTTCTTCCGGCTTCACGTATACCTTACCCAACGAAACTAAGTTGTCTGATTTAGAAAGTTCAGATTTATCGGACATTAATCAGCCTTTTCCAAGATTTCTCTCAACTCCTGCCCTATATAATCTAAAGATTCAATGCTGCCAACAAGTTGTTTGTATTCCTCCATGTTCTTTATGTTTCCAGAGGTTATCATTTCAGAAATTCGGTCTCTGCGCTCTCGGATAGACTTCAACAGATGCTCGGCCAGTAAGATTCCGTCCATATCAACCTTCAATAATTCTTGTATTGTTTGCGTCGATCTGCCAGGACCGCGCCGCCCAATCCCAACCTACGGTGTCAACTGTTACGTTTCGTTGATATATATGCCCGCGCCTTACTCATGGCACGGTTCCCAAACCAAAATGCAATGATTGCAGAAAATATTGCCTGTGTCTCGTCGTCCCATATCGACAACATGCCCGCAGTTAAATCCATGCCTTCGGAACTTACCATAGTATAAAGCGTGATGCCCTTGACTGTCGCAAACAGGATAAAGAAGGCATAAGTAAGGACAGGGCGCACAGAACCCCGCAAAGCGTTGACAAATCCTCCAGCGTCAATTCCAGAATCATGGGTATATAGCCCCTTGGTTTCTTCTATTTCAGCTTGAGCATCTAGCTCTTTGATCTTTAGCTCACTAAGTTTGTCGGCATACCTGGCTTTCGCCTCAAGCAGGGCCAATTCTTGCTTGTTAGCTTGGCTCTGTTTGAAGTAACCAAGAAC